GACGATGGCTGCATCGGGCACCACGAAGAAGATCACCAGCAACCAGATCCTCGGGGCCGGCGGCACCGCCACCCTCGCCTCCGCCACCATCACCGGCGATCTGACGGTGGATACCAGCACCCTGAAGGTTGATTCGACGAACAATCGGGTGGGTATTGGAACGGCGACGCCTACCCACGCACTTGATGTAACGAGTTCTGCGACAACCGTAATTCGCTCTTTGGCTTCTGCTGGCAATCAGGCTTACGTTTCTGTTGCTGGTAATGGCGGTGTTGTTGGAACATCATCTTTTGATCTTATTCAGGACGGATCTTCAAATGCGTTTGTCTACAATCGAGCCAATACATATTTAGCTTTTGGAACCAACAACTCTGAGCGTTATCGCATTGCTGCCGACGGCGTAGCCACTTGGTCGAACGTCGGCGGAGTCGCTGGCACCGCAATGACCCTGAACTCCACGGGGCTGGGCTTGGGGGTTACGCCGAGTGCGTGGTGGTCAAACGAGAAGGCATTACAGATTGGTTCTGGAGCCTTCTTTTCAGGAAGAACCGCTAATCCTGATGTGGCTGAAATTGGTGCAAATCAATTCATAAACAGCTCATTGCAACGTATTTATATTGGAAACGGATACGCAAGTAGATACCAGCAAGATGGTGGCGTTCATCAGTGGTTCACCGCCCCCAGCGGCACCGCTGGCAACGCCATCACCTTCACCCAAGCGATGACGCTCGATGCGAGCGGGAATCTGTTGGTGGGGACGACGACGGCTGGCGGTCGATTGGATGTTCAAACTGCGACTGGTGATTGCGCGGCGCGTATTAAATCAAACGCTGCTGGCTCAAACGCCACGCTTGCGATTGATTACGTTAATAGCTACGGAACGCAAGTTATCAGAAAGTCTGGAACGGATGTTTGGTTGTCTGGCGTAATCGCAGACACTGGCGCAACTCCGAACTACAAGATTCAAAACGGATCCGCCGTTGGCGTCCAACTTGTCTCTGGTGCTACCGCTTGGACCACGCTGTCCGATGAAACGGTGAAAGACATTATTGAGCCTATCACCAATGCCATTACTAAGGTTGGCTCGCTGCGTTCTGTCATCGGTAAGTTCAAGACCGACAGCGAAGGCACTCGCCGCTCGTTCCTGATTGCTCAGGATGTTAAGTCTGTGCTTCCTGAAGCGGTCGATGTGGTGGGCGAGAACAACGAGCTTGGCTTGCGCTACACCGAAGTCATTCCGCTGCTGGTTGCCGCCATCAAGGAACTCACCGCAGAAGTCAACGCTCTGAAGAACGCCTAATATGAACATCTCTTGGATCATCGAACGCCTTCTCGTTAAGCCGACCGAAGGCACCTACTCCGATGTCGTCATCACCGCCGATTGGCGTTGCAACGGCTCGCAGGATCAGTACAGCGGCACCTGCTACGGCAGCGCGTCGTTCCAGCCGCCGTCTGGTAGCTTCACGCCATATCCTGACCTCACGCAGGAGCAGGTTCTCGGCTGGTGCTACGCAAACGGAGTCGATAAGACCGCCATCGAAGCGAACGTCACCGCGCAGATCGCCGACCAGATCAACCCTCCGGTCATCGCTCCTCCGTTGCCGTGGGTGGAGCCTCAAGAAATTGTTGCGGAGATTCCTGCGTTGGTTGAATCTCCCGTCGCTTAATATGAGCGAAATCAATATCAAACTAACTCAGGAACAGGTCAGCAGTCTTCTTCAGCTTGTGGACATTGCAGTCAAAGCTGGTGGTATTCAGAACGCAAAAGTTGCTTTGCCGCTGGTGGACATCATCGTTGAAGCCGCTCAACCTAAATCCGAGTAATGCAAACTGACACCAACAGTAGCAGTGGAGTTGGAATATCTCTAGCAACCGCTGCCGCTGCTGGTGCGGTTTCGTTCATCCCGCAGCTAACACAGTGGTTTCAACTTGGAGCCGCTGTGTTGGCTTTTGTTGCTGCTGCAATTGGACTCTGGAAAGCTGTCAAAAAATGAACTGGAAAACTACTCTGGCAGGTGTTGGAGCAATCATGGTTGCCGTTGGTGGTGCGCTTAAAGCACTGTTCGATGGAGATCCTACAACCAACATTGATCTTGCTGCTACCATTGCCGCTGTGACCGTTGGTTTCGGTCTTATTGCCGCAAAGGATGCGGATAAAACTCCGAAGTGAACATCGTCGAGCAGATCATCACCGCTCTCCTAAAGTGGCTGACTGGTCTGGCTAAAACTCCTCCCACCGCCGAAGATGCAAAACCAGACAAAGAGCTTAAGCAGAAGCTGCTGGATCGCATTGATCGCGCTGGTGGGTAGCTGCGGCTGCGGGACTCGCGTCGTTTACGTCCCCAACGGTGAGCCGGTGAGGCTTGCTGAGAGCGTCAAAGCTAAGGTTTGGGTCAAAGGTGCTGACGGTGTTTCTGTGCGCTCTACGGGTCGCATAACGCTGCCAGAAGGTTGGTACGCATTACCGAAGGATTGATATGTCGCAACAAACCATCAACGTTGGATCAACCGCAAACGACAACAACGGAGACACGCTCCGTGGGTCGTGGATCAAAGCTAACGCGAACTTCGATGAGATCTATGCCGCGCTGCCGATGCTGGCTCCGTCAACGTGGGTTCCTACGCTGATTGATTCCGGTGGTGGTAGAACGTTTAACTTCACCGTCAACACTGCTCGACGAACGGCTGTTGGTTTTGTTGAGACATTTACCGTTGATCTGACCATTAACTCGGTAAGTGGTTCTGCGACCGGAAACCTGCGGTTGGGTCTTCCTGATGCTGCGACCTACGACGCTGCTGTGTCCATTTGGTTGGACAATGCGACGAATCAAGCGAAGACTTCTGTGATTGGTAAGGTTGTCGGTGGGACTTCCTACTGCGAGTTGAGCCATTACGAAAACGGAGACATCACAAGTCTTACAAGCCAACTCCAAGCCACTTCCCGCATTCTTGTTTCTGGTGTTTACTTCAAAGCGTGAATCTGATCGCTACCAGTCTGCAACTTGGAATGACGGTCCTTCAGGGAGCGATGGGAAACCCGTCGTTTCTTTGGCAGGGTCAACTGGTCCGTTGCCTTCCTGCTGCAATCACTGACTCTAACTCGGTCATTGCTGGTGGATTCCAAGACAACGTTCAAGTCCGGCTGTTGGTGAAGTTGGCTGACTGGCGATTGGCTGACTCGACGCTTGTAACCGTTGACGCTTCTGTCTGGTCTTGTGATGTCGGCTCTAACGCTGACCGGCTCTTGCAAGAGTCTGGAAGCTTGATCCTTCAAGAGAACACAGACCGCTTGCTGACGACTTTTGGGAAGATGATTCCGGTAGTTGGCCGTCTGGTGACTTACGACGGACGACAACTGCGGATTATGTCCGCTCGACGCGATGGCTCCGGTGCGTATTACGTTCTGGACTTGGGAGCCAAAACCAAATGACTCCCACCGTCGTAGTCGATACAACGCGCTTTTCCGCTGCTTGGAGAGAGTACCTCCCGAGAACTAAGCGGTCTCTGGCTGATGCGATCAACGCTCGCACATTCTATCTGTTGCTGAGGTTGTATTGCTTGCTTCCACCAAAGTCACCGCAAGCAGCGAGAAACAAGATTCTGGATTACTTCAACCGTCCAGTTGGAGAGCGTCGTCGAGACAAGAAGACCGGCAAATTGGTTGGTCGCTCGCGTGAATTGCGAGTGGTCCACTTGATCGCTCAAGCCAAGAACAAGAAAGCCGGTAAGGAAGGTCTCTACGGTGAGAGAATGCGGGAGGCAGCAGCCAGCTTGCGTCGTCGTGCTGCTGGCTCGGTTGGTTACCTTAAATCTTGCGTCGTCAAAGGCATCAAGAAGCTCTCTCCGTCGTTTACTCAGTTTGGTGGGACTCGACGCGCTCGCAAAGGTTCCGCTGGTGTTCGTTCAATCGCAGCTAATCAAGCGTTGTTGAATCTGGCCAATCAATACGGACTACCAACCGAAAACGTATCGGTACACCGTGGATCTTCCGCTTACTCCTACAACGCGAAGGCTGGAATCTCGCCGCATTCTCACGTTCGTATGAATATCGGTCTGGCTGACAACCAGATCGGAAAGGTGAATTCGATCTACGCGAAAGCGATGCAGCAAGCTTACGACGACGAAGCGAAAGAGCTTGAGATCCACATTCGAGCCAAGATGGAAGAGGCCGCAGAAGTGCTGGAGAAACATGGAGTAACTGTTAAATGAACGCTGTAGCTCTACGCACTGAACGCGCTCTTGTCGATTGGCTCGCTGCTCAAGACTGGTCTGCGTCTCCGCTTGGGACTCCTGCTTGCCTCACCAGCTACGGACACGGTGCGTTTGCGGATGCGGATCTTGAAGACCGGATGCCAGACTTTCCGCGCATCATCGTCCGAGCATCAACTGCGGTTCCGGTCCATCCCTTAGATCGCACTTGCGAACTTGATGTCACCGCGATTCTGCAATTGAGTGCAGACGATACCTCAGAGCCTCACTTGCTCGCAGTCGTTCAAGTCTTCGAAAATCTGCTGCAATACCTGTACGTTGACGGCAACATCTCGGAGTTGAACGCAGACGATACAGACCCCTCTGGAGGTTTTAACGCTCAGTTCGCGATTCCAACTGACTTTGGCATCAATGACACTAGCGAAAGAGCTAGAACTTTCACGCGCTCCATGACAATTTTCGCAGCAGCAAACGCAATCTAACAACAACACAACATGGCAACATCAAAAGGTCTTGCTCTAGTCTACGGTTCAGGCGGAACGATCACTCTCTACAATCAAACCGGAGCCGGTCCCGGTACAACTTTGAGCGGTGCAATCAGCACCATTGAGAGCTACGACGTGACGCATGAGGCGGACGTTGAGCAGATCAAGAACGGTTCAGGTGAGGTTGTCGCTCAGGTCTCAGCCAATGAGCGCATTTCGCTTAACATCACCTTTATCCCTAGCAGCGCGACGGACGCCACCGCAGCGTTGACCGGAGCTTCTCTCCCCGGTGTCAACAGTTACGTTAAGATCGCTGACGCTAAGGCTACCACCTACGGTGGCGTTTCCATTAACGGTGATTACGTCTATTCTGGCGGTGGAAGCGTCAAGTTCACCAACAGCGGAAA